CCTTGATCATAATTGTTTTCATAATTTTGTAATATGTTTTTTTAGCGTTTGTTTTATATGCAGCATATCAACCCAAGATACAAAATCCCAAGCATCTATCCAAAGTGAAAAGTCAGTTCCATCTTCATCTTTTCCCCGCAAATGTACTTCGTTTTTATAAGCGTGAAAAGTGTTAATGCTATGCAGCTCCTTATGTATTTCTTCCGCTGGTGTTTCCAGTACGGGCATTTCCATCAACTTATCCTGAAGTTGCTGGTGGGTTGCGTCTTGCAACCAGTCTTCAAATTCTTTTATTTTCTCACTCATTATATTATATTCATTTTAAGCACTCCTGACCCCTCTTGCTTGTATAGTGTTGTATAAACCTTTAAACGTGCTGAGGTGTCCTTATTATGCTTGTCAGTGATAATTCCTAAGTCATAATAATAGCTACCTTTTGGCTCAACCTTAAAGTCAAAACATTCATCAAGGTTTAAGCCCGTTTCTTCAATATATTCATCAAGTGCTTGATCAACTTGTTTTTTAGTTCCAAAAATTCTTAACCTTGCTCCGTCAGTTTTTAAGTCATTATCAAAAGTAAGTAGCTTGCTATTCCATTTTGAAACCGTTCTGTATTGACCATCACTGTGAAAGTAAAAGTCTTGGCATATTAATTTATTCATATTATTAAAATTTAGTACTCCAGTCCACACTATTGTAATACTCCTTTTTCAATTCAATAAACAAGTTTTTTACTTGTTCAAATCTCATTGATTTTAGTAGCACTTCTGCCGTACCAACTTCTAAATTATCAACGACCGCAAATAGGTCACTGGTGCATTTATTCGTCCATAGTGGGCGGTTAGTTAATACATCAATGATTGACGTAATTGCTTCAGGGCGGTTAGTTGCTTCCTTCATTTTAAATTCAGTTTTCATAATTATATTGCTTTTTGTTTATTTATAACACTTAGATCTTTTCTAAGTTCTGCTATTTCTTCAGCGTCTATTACATAAGAGCAGCCTGAAGCTTCGTTGTGAGTTTCCATTCTATCGATTAAAACTTTGTAGTTAAATTTCCTCAATGCAACGCCTAAAACGTTTTCAATCCAAATTCCATTTAAGACCATACATTCAATATACCTTGTAAGTATTCTTTTTCTAAGTGTAGTTTTTTTAGTCATTATTTTATTTTTTTTATTATTACATATAAATCAGAATTTTGCATTATATGTTTAACATACCAGTTATGATAACCTCTAGTTTTTCCATTTAATATGTTAGCTACATTTGATCCTTCTTCTACTTTAATTTTTTTAGTCATTTTTTTAATTATTAGCGTAAAAATTACTAGAAGAAAATTCAACTCCAGTTTGTTTTTTTATTTGATAAAAAACATTAAAAAACGCTTTGTATATTTTACCAGCGTATTCAAGATATTCTGAATGCGGGCTTTTCCATTTCATTTCCCCCCCGCTATTTTGGTGGCTATTTATGTTTCTGATTTCCCAGCCGCTTAATAATTTAGCTACTACTTTTTTTTGTGCTGGCGTAAATTTAACGCCTTCAATTGCTTTTGTAAATTTTTCTATTTTTGACATTTTAGTTTTTGTATTGGTTAATGTTCTTAGCAAAGATAATAAACTCTGTGAGTTATTCACAAATTAACTCACAAAGTTATTAACAATTAGTTGTTGTCTATGTATTTCGCTTGTAGTGTAGCCCAAATAGAAATATCGCTTGAAGGTATTGATCTACATATTTGGCGGCCAATAAATTTAAAGTCAAATGAGCTTATCCAGTCAATTAGATCCCAATAGTCATAAAACTCAATCTCTTTGATTTCATTGGTTTTTGTGTCGTGCATTATACCCTTGTACTGTTTAGAGTTTTCCAGTTGCCACGCTTTAAGGGTGCGGGTACGGGAGTATTTCACCCCGTTATAATCACCCGTTTGCACCCACTTAAAAGTATCTAGTTTTATTTTCATTATGAATTCAATTTTGAGTTAATAGCCATTTGACTTAATAAAACTTGATTGTCATTTAACGCTTCAGTTTTTTTATCTTCAAAGCGGTTAATTACGCCCTCCATTAAATCAATCCATTTTTGCTGAACAAAACAATTTCCATCATTTGTATATATGTTATACCTTAATGATTTCAACTCACTTAAAGCAATATGTTTATCCATTATGAAATCAACTTGGCTTTTCCAGTCAAAATCTATTTCAACATTTTCTTCATACTGTAAATTATAACAAGTGATATTCCCGACATAGGCATACCATATTGCACGTTTCTCATCTTCATTCATAGCTAACCCATTATCTAATTCCATAATTGAGTTGATTTTGTTTTTGCTTATTAACATTACTGACATAATTTTTTGGTTTTTGTTTTTGTAGTTATTCTACTCGGTAAAGATATACCTTTTAGAGTTACTCACAAACTTATTCACACTTATTTTCAATTTAATTTTACTCAACCCTAGAAAATTATCTAAAATTGACCTATTTGCCGAGTGGCATTAATAGATTAATGGGGGTTTTACCGTTGTTGAGTATAACTGAACAAGCGATAGCGGGCTTTTTACCATACTTAGCGTAGGCCATAGCATAACTGTCGTGATCAATACCGCAACCAGTCTGAACGCCAAATACTCTGAACTTCTTGCCGACATAATGTTCTACATAACACTGGGTATGAAGATGTCCTTGGACGGTGTTCATCATATCAGCACGACATTTAGTTCTTGCAGTACCGCCTTCCCCGTGAATGAACTGGACACCATCTTTTTCATATCTTTCAACAAAGTTCCAAGTTGGGGTTTCAAGAACTTCCTTATATTGTTTTATCCATTTGCTAGGTATTGCAGAAGTTTGAGCTTTTCTCATTATGAGCCTATCGTGGTTTCCGATTATAACCGTAGCAACTGGGAAAGCTTCAAACCATCTTGATATTCTATCAATTGATAATTCGAGTTCATCAGCCCCACCCATCCCGTCAGCTGAAGTTTCGTGATAGCTTGAATAATGGTTATCAATCACATCTCCAATAAAGACAACCTCAGTACATTTGAACGTCTTATATTGTAGTATGCACCAGTTCAAGTATTCATCTAAACAGAAGGGCTCGTGAAGATCACCAATAACCAAAACATTCCGATTATCCTTGATCCGCATTTCTTCAACGGCTAGAATTTCGTGGGGCTTTAAACGGTATCTATTATCTCTTTCCAACGTCAGCTATTCCTTGACCTACAACTAACACTAGAAGGGCTTGAAATAGGTTTGTGGCGGTTGCTTCATCAACTCCTAAAAGCACGACAATAGCTGGAACAACAACTGAACTGATAGCATACCAGAACTTCTTTGATTTCAACATTTTACCAATAAGGTATTTTTCTAAAAACTTTCTCATTTTAATTATTTTTAATTATTAATTTTATGTTTTTGCCGCCCAAATATATTATTTCTTGCATAAGAATATCCATAGCTAAAGTTGAGTTTTGAACAAAGTCTTGTTCACGACCTCTTCCAACCAGTACGCAACCCCTTGTGTCCTTTGCGGAGTTTCCGATATGAAATAATATGTAAGAACGGTCAGGAACATCTTGAACTAAAAGATGCAAATAATCTCTTGTAGCACTTTCGCGAGCCAGCCGTAAACGGACATCATAGCTTCCCGCTGGTATGCAACTGATACTTTTTTGATTGTCTAAAAAAGGTAATTCGAGTGTATCACAAAAAACTTCTCCGTTAATTGATAGGCTTCCAATTACACTTTTATCGGTAAAAACTTCGCGTATTATAAGGATATTGATATTCTTGCTCATAGCGTTTTTAAGCCGTCTGAAGGCATTTTTAAGTTCTTGTAGTATGTTAGTATTGCAAAACATATAAGATTGAAACGCTAGGGTGAGCCGAACGTTTCGTAATTTATTATGTTAAATTCTTTTTGAGACAAATCAGTCGTTTTTATAGCTCTTTACGAACTTACTGATAGTATATATTATAGCTAAAGCTAAAGAAACGAAGGTTAATAATTCGTTACAATTGGTTAGGTTTAGAGCTATCGCGGAACTATTTGCGAGTGCTACATTTAGACTGTCTTGCATTGGTTTCATTGACCTTAATTGATTTTTTATTTGATAAAGCTATGTACTTTATTAACTTTAACTTATTGACTTCTTTTGTCTTGTAGTTTTTTTTCATTAATCAGATGGGCTTAAAAAATCCTGAAGTGTTATTCTTCTTCCTTGGTTTCTACTTGTTTCTAAATTCATTCCCGCATAATATGAGTTAGTATCAGGGTCTACATCAGCACCCGTATTCATAGAGTATTCAGGAAAATCTGAAGTGTTGTTGCATACATATTCTATCATTCTCTGCATATAGTATTCGCCAGTATTAACCACTTCTGAACGTAGGCTTTGAGCTTCTTCAGTACTCATAGCATTTCCAGTTTCACTTGTTTTGGAATATATGTTTCCGTTCTCGACCTTAAATCTAAGGAATGGAATAGCGTGGTATAATGCGAAATTTGGTAGCATCTCTCCAATGAAATCATCAAGCAAGATTTTATAATTTGCGTTGATCGGCAAATTAACTGTTCCCGCTACAATTAGTGATTTCAATTTGTCGCATAATTGAGTGCCAAGTTTAGTTTCAACATATAATTTTTGAGCTTGCTTTACGAAAGGCAATAAGATTTGAACATCTACATTCAAAGATATAGCGGTGCTATCTTTTAATTTCTCTTCGCTGATAAAAAGGACATATCCGGTTGCCATTATTTTCTTGGTTTTAAGTAGCCGTTATTCTTCATTTTTCTTGGTGGTATTGCAACCAGTTTATCGTTTCTTTTGGCCGTAAACCCTTGACTTTTGGCTTTTGTATATCCTATATTTCTCTCATCTTCTATATTGTCAGGATAATAGACATAGTCATTATTGTCTTTTGGTGCTTTATATACTTGTCTGAGCCAAAAGTGAAAACATTGGGGTCCGCCTTTATATAAAAATATATCGTAGTTCTTCGCACCCTTTGGACCAAATCCTGGATTAACTCCTAAACGCCCCATTTTGACAATATCTTCTTTTCTATATATTTTTTTCGCCTTCATCATCTTTTTGCAGAACTGTCTAGCTTTACCAGACTTATTGGTCAAGAAATTATCTTTTGTATATACATATCTGACTTTGTAGAATGCGGTTTTCTTCTTATTTAAGCCGTCTTGCTTGCTTCTTGCGTTAGGGTTAGCTCTACCAGTTCCAACGAGCTCAACCTTATCTTCATAGCTATCATTTAAAGCCCCTTCAAAGTCAAAATCACGATGTTCACCATCAACCACTTCTTCGTGTATCATTTCCCAGTCTTCAGGCATATCTTCAAGCGTATCGTGAAATTTATCTAGCTCCGTTTTAGCGGCCATTTCAGTGAGCTCAACGTCAATACGCTCATCAAGTGGTGGTAAGCCTAGTTCTTCCCGTATTTCGTCTTGTGTCATCACCGCCATTAAGTCCTGATTAGTGAAACGGACTGTTATTGGCTTCAATTGTACGAAACTAAGTGGCAAATCCATTTGATTAACCTCAAATATCTTCCCAAGTACCTTCAAAATATGCTCTTGAAATGGTCTAATGACTGTATTTAAGTAGTAATTAGCGGCGGAGTTCAGTTCATCAGCGTTATTTCCTAAGCCAGTATCAGACTTTATACCCATTAATACTGGTGAGGTGCATCTGTGAGCAGTCAATATGTTCTGAACGAGTAATTCTTGCAGTGCTATGTACTGTTTATCAGCGTCAGACATTGAAATAGGTGTTATTTCAGGTGTTCTTGTCTTGTCATCTGAAAAAGTAAGCACAAACTTACCGCTATTATGAGCTCCAGTGAACTTATCTGCTAAACTTCTTTCTATTTGAAGTCTTTCCTCTTGGGTTGGTACTCCATTTGCGAAACTTATGAAGTAAGAACCACTAAAACCGTTGCTGATATTGTTCAAATGAAATTCTGCGACACGTTGATCAACCAACGCCCAGTTATTTCCAGCGATATAATCAGGAGTATGATATACTGACATAGCTGGTGAGTAAAGTCCGGAATATAACACTTGGTTAGGGTTTGTTCTATCATTCGGATTAAAGGCTGATACATAGTGAGGTGGGTTTTTACGACTATTACTCCAATCTGAACTGATATAATACCCTTCAACCCTTCCCATTTCATTAGGCTTTGCAGCTCTTATTTTTTCAACTGGAATGTGATATATTTCAGCGATTTCAGTCCTATCTTTACTCCATACTATATTCAAAGCAAAAGCTCCTTGTAATTTGAAGTCAAAAGAAACCTTCTTAATCACTTCCATAAGCGTTTCAGTGCCGTTTGCGGACTTAATAAACTTTTTTAACCTTACTATACTATCAAGCTCTAAGTGACCGTCCTCGTCATCTATTATAATGTCCTCTCCAGCGATCATTTCAGCGGTGGCGTTTATGATAGCTCCGTGGGTACTGGAATTGTAGTATAAGTCTATTAAAAATTGAGGATATAAGTTTCTCCATTGAGCCGTACCGTATTCAATCCAATTTTTCCCTTGAACCTCTTTCACGATAGGTGCTACATCAACTCCAAAATTAACATTAAGTATTTTATTCATTTTTTATTGAGTATATATATAATTTTGATTGACTTGTTGACTGTATTCAGTGTATTGTACTTCTTCAGCACCTACCACTTCAGCGACATACATTTTTCCGATTGCAACCAACCCCTTAACTACTCCATTTTCAGGAGCAACTGGTAATACATCAGTTTCAGTAGAAGGTGCGGTTGTTATGGAAGGAAACATATAATCTTCTTCAAAAAATACTTCCCAAAATTCATATTTCCAGTAACCAGCTAATTCAATAAGTAGTTCACCATTATACATATCGGGAGTTCCCATTGAAATAAATTGAAAAGTTGAAAATCTATCTGAAACCCATTGAGGCCTTGGATAGCAATAAACAATATCACCAGTCATATCATTAGTGAACTTAGCTAAGTATATTGATACGTCGTGAGGGTCAACCGTTGGCGGAGTATTAGCGTCAACCATTATTTGATTTGCAGCCGTATTGATATATGCTAAAAAATTAGTCTTAACTACACTTTGTATCATAACCTATAATAGAAAATTTGAGTTTTTATTTGCAATACAAAAAAAGGGGCTGAAAAGCCCCTTTTTAAATTTAATCAATTTATCCTATTAACTACTTACGATAGGTATTAAAGCTCCACTATCAATGTTGTCAAATGGTGTTGCCGTATAATCTGCAACCACTGACATAGGTAAACTTTCCATTCCTCCAAAAGTCAAATCATATCCATTTCTATCACCCCACGCAGTACCCGAAGCTGACGTTCCAGCGTCGAGTGTCATCCAGTTTTCAGGACCTAAACAAACTATCACGTTATGTTGGTTAGAGTTATAAACCGCATTCATTTCAACGAAAATAACAGTTTGCGTCTGACCAAGTAAACGTATTTCGTTTTGATCAAGTGCCGTGATTTTATTTAATAAAATTTGGATTGTAGGAGTGTAATAAATAGTTCCATTTTCTTGTGAGCCAACAATAGTATCAGTGCAACTCGCAGTACCTTTAGGAAGGGCGTAACGATATAAGCTAGTTCCACCCATAGCTATATCAGTAGTCGTTCCAGCCGTACCACCAGTCCAAGATGTAGTGACGGTTGTTGTATCGCCAACGGCGAAATAAACCGCTTTCACCCCACCCGCACTTCTATTACAATCTAATCCTCTTCCCTTAGTTATCAGGGAACATCCGTATTCTCCAGCCATAATGTTTAATTTTTTTCGTTAATATAATTTTTATTTCAACCAAGTAATATCAGCTCCCGTACCGTGCTGAACTCCCGCAGAATACTTAGCTATTAAACGAATGTTATTTGAACCATCAAGCATAGTCATATCAAGTAGACGTACTTCAGTAGTATCTGAAACCAAGTCAGTTCCGAAAAATAGATTTGATTTTTGAGCAGCTACTAATTCATTGTCAGCCATACCGTAAGTTGGTGCAATCGCTACTCCATTAAATAATGGCAAATAGTCACCGTTCATATTGTAAGCGTTAACATATCCAAGAGCTGAAATCGCTGCAATATAAAATCTGTAAGACTTCATATTCATATATATTTTCAAGTCTTCAGTTCCATAAACACAAGAAGGTATATTAGCAACTAATTTATCTAAGTTCGCGATAATGTTAGTTTCATCAAATGGAGTACCCGCATTAGCTACTGTATTAATAGTTGCGTCAGTAGCAAAAGAGCCAGTCGCAGCCGTTGTAAAGCCTTCAAATTGACCAGCCGTAGCACCTACTCCATTCCAGACATTCATTTCAATTGCTTCAGCTATATTTTTAGCCATTAAAGAAATAACATAGTCATTGAAACTAGGTACGTCATCATTCCAAGCACCCGCTCTCATTTTAAGAGCTTCCCAGTTACTTTCAAGAACTGACTTACAAAGTTGTAAGTTGATCTGCAAGTCTTTCGGCTCAATTATTCTTTCCCCCATATCTAAAGTTCCAGCACTTGTGAAATCACAGTTACTATCACCAATGACACCACTAGCTGATAAGGTTTGTACCACTTGCTTAAACTTGATGTTTTCCATCATAGTCAAGTTATCAAGTGAAATTGCTTGACATAACGCTTTGCTTATATAAAAGCCAGCATCAGTTCCGCAGAAAGTTCCCCTAGACCCCGCTGGAGTGTATTGTGGTTGTTCTGATTCTGCTAATTTTACTAAATTTCCCATTTTCTTTTTTTTTATTTATTAATTTTTAATTTCTTATATCATATAGAAACCTATCTGAAGATGACATATTTGAATAGTCAGTTTTCGTCATATTAGGTTTCGCTGATTTGCTTCCAAATTTATGATTTGATATTGGAGTGTCAGCTGGTGACTTATCTAGTGCTGCTTGTAGTCTTGTATTTTCCGCCTTTAATTCTTCAATTGAAAACTCCTTTACTTCAGTTGTTTTAACTGTCTTAGGAGTTGTTCCTCTAACCTCTTTTGTAGCTTCAACTTCTTCACTTGCTTCATCTTCTCCACCGCCAATTTCCTTCTTTAAAGTAGCAACGGCATCTTCAAGATTTTGTATTCTTTTTTCCATTCCTTCCCAGTCCTGAACATCAGCCTCTTCACCATCATCTTCAGCCATTTCTTCAGTTGGTGCTTCATCAGAAGTTTCCTCTTCAGTAACCGCCTCTTCAGTTTCAGTTTCTTCAACGCTTGCAACTATACCCTCCTCTTCAACTGTAAAGCTAACTCCTTCTTCAGTTTTATAAGTTCCGATTGGCAAAGGGATTGTCGTGCCGTCCTCAGTTAGAACTGATATATCGACACCTTCAGCCAACTCATCAGCCGTTGATACTAAAATCGTGCCGTCCTCAGTTTTCGCTTGCCACTCTAATTTGAGAGCCTTAGTTTTCTCTAAGCCAAGTGCAAGTAAGATTTGATTTTTTAGATCCATTTTTTTTTGTTGTTTAGTATATAAAGGTTAATTTGATTATTTATTTGATTTTCAAGATTATTTCATTTAATGCTTTTAATATCTCTTCATTGGTTGGTTGCTTTTGACTTAAGGTTTCCATTTTATCTACAAAATATCCTTCAATACTCAACCCACGCAACTCCCCGTCTTTTATTTTTTGCCATAATTCATCATTTTCAATCTTCATCTTTACGAACCAAGTACCGTCCGCCAAATCAAAACCGTATAGTTTTGACTTATCTTGTTCACCTTCCTTAATCCAGCTCTCAACGGTTAGTACGCCACTAACTCTTTCTTGGTGTTGGTAGGTTGCTTTGTGATGGTTGTTATGCTTCAGATACAACTCAGAAGCTTTACGAACTGTTTCAGGACTGAAGTAAACATAGTAGTCAGTATCAGTATTCGGGTTGTGTCTAAAAATCTGCTTGTTCGGGATTAATGCTGGACTAACAATCATCCGCTTATCTTCATCAATTTTAGCAAATGTCAAATTATTTTTTTCCTTCCCAAAAAAGACAAAGTCTTGTTCAATGGCTGGTGCTGAAACTAAACTGATACAATCAATTGCCAGTTCTTCGCTTTCGTGATCAATTAATAATTCAACTATTTTTGTTGTTTTTTTGTAATTTGTTGGGTTGGCTGACACGCAATCTTCAAGCGTATTATATTGACAAGCTCCATCATCCCCCCACTTATATTTTCCATCTTCGCATTTTTTACAAGGCATATTCTATAAAGTATTAGTTGTTTTTTTATTTGATTTTCAATTTAATATATATTTTTTTTAAAGTTTCTCAACCCTAGTGTTTCAACGTTCTTCTAATTTACATACTAGCAGCCCTTAGATTAATCATAATTGCTTCAGACGGCTTGAAATGGCCTTCAGTTAAATAGTTGCTCTATTCCTAATTTGTGCTAATTGGTCTTGTGAATTGGTCATATCGTCAGTTACGACAAACGCTTTTATTGGCTCGGGAGCACCCCCTACATTTCCAAGTTCAAACTTTCCTGACATCATTTCTTGTGCTGGTGCGACCGCTTCAGCTCCGCCGCCCGAAGCTGCTGGAGTCGTTGCTGCTGGTTTACCTCCACCCCCTCCGCTTTTTATAGCTTGTATATTTTTGAAGCCACTTACAATCGCTCCAGCCGCAGCAATACCACCAAGCACGGGTCCAACTACTGGAATGCCCGCCAAACTTGTGAACGCTTTTTGAGCACTTAAATAGGTTTGTATGGTTGCTTGTCCTATGGCCGCAGCCTTCCCAGCTTTCGACTCTTTACCCATTATCGTAGCCATACTTCCAAGAGCATTTGAAGCAATACCAAGTTGTTCTTTAGAAGTCATTTCACTAAATTTTACCGCTTCAGTGTCAAGAGACTTCTTTGCATTTGCATATTTTTGGTCAATTGCTTCCTTCATCTCAGCGAAATTCGCGTGGTTTTCAACCGCTTTAAGAGCCGCTTCGTGTTCTATTTCTAACTTAGCTAAAGCCCTTTCTTTTAGATCTTCAATTTCCATTAAGAAGTTTTCGTCTTGTAACGATTTCAAGTCAGCGGCTTCTTTAAGTTTTAAGTCAGCGGCCGTCTTTTCTTCAGCTTCTTTCTCCTTTTGTTTTGCAACCCTATCAGCTTCAATTTCTAACTCTAAAGCATATACTTCAGTTAGTACCTTTTTTTTCATTTTAAATGAAGCTGCTTCAGTATCAATTACGGCCGCCCTCAACTCAGCTAATTTACGTTCATCTTCAGCCATATTTTCTGACAAAGCCATTTCTTGGGCTTGTAAGTTCATACGGGTTTTAGCCATTTTCAAATCAGCTTCAGCCGATTGAGCTTCAAGAGCTAAAGCTTCTTTAAGTGCTGCTATTCTATCTTCCGCTGACAAAGTTTCATCATCTGAAAGTAAACGTGCTTCAGCAATTGCTCTGTTTGTTTTGGCTTTAGTTACTAGAAACTCATTTTCAGCATCCCTTAGTACTTGTTGCTGGCGTTCCAAGTCCATCATAGCTGCCGTTTCATTCTTGATTTCAGTAGTAATATCAATAATACCTTGTGCAAAATTCTTTTGCTGAATTTCGTCCATACCCGTTCCAACTTGTATTAGAGCCGTACCTAAATCAGCCGCCCCTTCCTTAACACCATCCCAGTCAAGAGATAAAGCCGATTTAATTACCGCACCCAACCCAATGAAAGTATCAGCTATTCCTTGAATTCTATTCATTAGATTGGTTTTTATTGCTTCCCATAAATCTGCAATTGCTTGTTTAGGGTTACTGAAGGCGTCAAATATCTTTTTACCAAATGAAGAAACTAAGTCAGTCAGAACGCTCATAACCGCACCCAGCCCCGCCATTAATACCTTCAGTTTATCAGCCCCTTCCTTCGTATTTGTAAAGTAAGTTATCAAAGCTCCAAAAGCGATTAGAAGCACTCCTATTCCCGTGCTCATAATACCCGCTTTAATAGAGCCGAACATCGCTTTAATGGTTGGTATTATTTTTGCAAAAGAAGCCTTCAGACCGTTTAAGGATACGCCCATTAAACTGAAATTGCCTATACCTTCCTTGGCTGCTGAAGCTGAGTCTTTTTGTTTCTCATTAAACTTTTTAACCTCTGCTCCTGATTTTTTTTGTTGTGACTCTAGCGTTTTTAAACTATCTTTTTCCCTATCTAGTTCGTGGGTTGCTGCCTTTATTTTTTCAGGCATTTTATTCAAACTAGCTTCCCAACTACCTTTCCCCATCTTATCCTCAGTTTGCTTCAAGTTCATAAGGTTTGTTTCTAAACCTCTTATGACATCATTTTGAACACTAACAACTTCATTGATTTCAGCAAATTCTTTTTCAGCATCACTTAGAGCTTTCGTTAGATCCTTAGTGTCCGCCGTTACTTGCTTAATGTTACTTTTGACGTTCATTACTACTTCATCTGCTGCCATAATTTCTAGTATTTATTTATTCTTCAATTTCTTCGCATTTGCATAACTCTTCATTCCACCTAAAACCATCACCGCAAGGTAGTTCAAAGCAAGGGTCAACTTCATCTTTTACGCAGTTGCATATTTCTGAATCCCAGTGCCAACCAACGTAGCATTCAGTTTCCTCACAAGGGGTTGGAACACAACCTTCAATAAAAGTACATTCGCAAGTTTCAAAATTATACTCATAACATTCGTCACATATTATTTCTTCGCACTGTTGACACCTACAATTAGCTTCATACCAAAACCAGCCTTCAGGACACTCTTCTTCAGGACAACGTGTTTCATCTTCCATTTTTATTTGTGTCAATTTAACTGAAACTGACCAATCAATTATACAATCTAATTCACCTTTGCAGCGTATCGTAAAGCCTTCAGTTGGTAGTATTGCAGTTGCTAACCAGTTAGTAGTTGAGCCACTGTCAGCGTAATTTTTTCGTTGCCTACCAATTGAAAGTACATCAAGACCAGTAGCTACATCATACAAGCTTCTAGCTACTCCCATTTCAGTCCAACTAGCAAAATCACCTATTGCTCCAACTACATTTATACCTCCAGTTCGTACGGCTATTGCAGTAACTTCAAAAAAGCAAGCTGAATTTCTTGGTATTTGAAAATAACTATCAGGAGTATTGTTTAAATTGCTATTTGTATTTGAGCCGTCAGTTGTTTTGACTCCATACATTAATTCAATCGTTTGTCTTTTGCCTATTATATCAGAACCTTTATTGCCACCAACTACAAGTCCATTATTAACTGATACCTCCGCACCCGTTCCAAACGCTGAAGCGTTGCTCACGCCATTATTTATGACGTTGTTGCTGCCTACTATTACATTATTCCGTGATTGCCCTCTGACACGGTTATTTTCGCCCATAACGATAGTATTGGTAGTGGCCGTTTCAAGAGTATTATTTGCTCCGTATATTTTACTACTTAAATTATCAAAAGTGGGTATGATTTGTGAGTTGTTTCTATATGCTGAACAAGTACCCATTTGAACGTTATATTCATATCCGTAAGCTTCACATTCAGCTTGATTTGGTGGATAGGGTGTTAGTACGCCAGCCGCATTATATCTTTCAAATACAACGCTTCCCCCGTCATTTATACTTCTTGGCCTTCCTTGTTGTCCTGATTTGAAATTCATAATTTTAAGTAATAAGTATTAGCTCAACTTTAGCCAAATCTCCGGGCTTGTAGTCAATTTTATTAACTCTGAAAGCACGGTTTTTAATCATAACTAAATCTGAAAATGAGAACTGGTTTATATCGGCTGGTGTTAAATTTATCTTTAGCGTCAAAGACCTAGTATCAGGATTATATAATTGAGAGAAATAGTTCGCCCAAAAGCGATTAAAAAGAGTATTAACAGTTGGGTTGTTTACATTCAATATCTGACAAGTTCCATAATTAAGATCATTTGAAGTGGCGGTTGGTGGCAATACGTCAAAATTACTCATTTGATATAGGTATTGAAAGTTCTCACCGAACTCTCCATTTTGACTTGGAAAAAAGAAGGTATTAGTTGGACCAATAGTTTTCCTTCCGTTGTCATACATTATTCGCGGGGCGTTATCAAAAGCACTACTCACGCCTTCATCATTTACTTGATATATTGCTGGCGTAATCATCCACGGAAAAGCACTGTCATACGCTTTTATTAAAGTAGCTGCAAAGGGTTTCGCTTCAATTTTTTGCGTGCCTTGAAGTATATTATAATCTGAAGCGTCTATCTCATAACTACCATACAAATATCCCTGAAACATATCCTTATATGTTTTAAAAACGTAGTCACTTTTATCTTCAACATACTGAAATATAGTGTTCTTTTTTATATTACTTAAAGGTTTAAATTTCCATTCTTGATCATCAACCTTATTTGTCCAATCTTTATTAATACCTCTTGAAGCTAAATCAAGCCCGCTCCCCGTTATATTATTGAAGATACTATCATAGGTTTCAATTATGATATTCATAGGGTTTTGAGGATTAACCATCGTAATCAAATTGAACATCTGAAGCAATCCTGATATGAAATCCCACTGACCTAGTTTACCTCTTAGCGTACTCAATAGACTTTGACTAACAATAGGTGCGGTTGCAATAGTCCATTCAATCTTTCCAGTTGGTATATCAGGAGGGGCTGGTAGATTACTTACCCAACCACCTTGTTGCATCGGTTGACTTCCAGTAAACCAAGTCTGTATGGCAAATGGCTCAAAGGTATCTCCAGCGTCTAACCATACCGTCACTTGACCAACCCAAGATGTATGGTTCATATAGGCTACAAAGTTGAACATTTGATTATGTATTACTGGTGATCCCGAAAATTTGTTTACCACCCAACCTACATCACAACCCCCAGTATTTCCGAAAGTATTTGATAAGTTTCTGATTTGAAATTCATAGTCAACCGATACTTGTTGATTCATACTCGTTGCAGTATAAACGCCAGTTGTTTCATTATAATCAACTGGAACTTCTGAAACTGTATTTGCATTATTTATCGTGTGCTGCTTTAGAGTTACAGTGGCCGTAACGTTAAAGGAGGGAGTCCACGGTATTGTATTATTTGGCGGTTGTGAGCCAGTGCTAACCATATCATAGAAATGTGATGTAACCGCCCCCAGACTACTTAGGGTTGGCGTATTAGCATTTCCCCAATTAAAGTCCATAAACAAGTTCCCAAAATCAGCACTATCTATGAAGGTTGAAGTGTAAGTAAAACCAGCATCACGAAATATGTTTTGCAGTATATATTTCAAATTAATAACTGGTCTAAAAGCCGATCCTAAATTAACTCCTTCGGGCATACCAACGTTAGCTGAAGGGTCTAGAGTTCCATTTGATATAACCATTTGGTGATCCCAGTCAATATAAGGGTACTTCAAAACCGTTGTATTCGTAGCTCCAACCGTACCAGCAAAGCTATCAAGCCCTAAAGGATTGGTCAAAAGCAAGCCACTCATACCCCAACTAGACTTAATTGAGGATTTCATATAACTATGTCCTAGCTCACTAAAATCTAAGTCATTAAATTTCTTTGTTTTAAGGTGGTCCTTTAGAGCTATCACTTCACTATAAAGGTTTATGTTATAACTAAGCTCACCGTCCTTTACGTCAACGCTAATTAGCTTCATAAAGCCTTCAAAGATAATGTACCCTTCTTGCTGCAAGTATATTTGAGTTTTTCTTAATGGATTAAAGTCATAAGCGTTAACCGTAGTTGTGTCAATTGATGAGGTTATTTCATACTCATTTTTAAGTATCTGATTATTCCTTTTTGTTCCTGGAATTTTAAAGGCTTTTGAATAGCTTTGAACCTTCTCCGCTGCATTGGTAAAGTTGTCAACGCTTAAGGTTAGTGGCACGTCCTCAAAGTTATACAAATCAAGCATCACTTGACCTTTACTTAGTAGCTGGTCAATTGACCACACTTCAACTTTTTCAGTTATTGAAACTATGTTTATTTTTATTATACTATCGTCAGCACCTTCATACTCCCAACCAACTATGTAGTCAGTGCTTGCTGATAAAAAGGTTGAAGTAGGAAGTATCGGAAAAGTTATATCAGTTCCAGTTATCACCCAAGATTGAGCCAGTACTCCCGTTGTACTGAATAGCATAACTGTCAATTTACTACTCACACTCGTAGCACCAACTATTTGTCGTATATCAATATCGTAATTAACGCCACTACTTAAACCAGTTATCCAAGTATAAGCTCCAGTATTTCCATCATTATTAGACAATCCCGCTGGCCAACCACTAAATTGAGCATAAGTATTAATCCCAACTCCAGCCGTAAACGGATTAGCACCTAAACCGAACGGGCTAAAGATAGCTGAAGCAAAGCCATACCAAAGGTCAGGAGCGGTAGGCGGTGCAACATTTATTGCATCTTGAAGGGGAGTTGCTGAGCTAGTTGGTATGGTAGTTTGAAAGGCGGTTAGCCATACCGTACCGTCAGGACAATACTCAGTCGGGTTTTGAGCCGTAGGCTGCCAAGTAGCATCGTAAAATTGAGGATATATAAAAAGTTCTACTGAAGTTTTACTCATATTTAAGCGTTTTGTACTCCTTGAATTTTACTCATTTCAACTTCAAAAGAGTATTGTATTAAATTATCATTAGCCTTTGTTTTTCGCGTGAAGCTACTTGTTTTTAATCTTGCTGGGTGAACGTATTTATTGTTATGGGCTGACGGTATTACATCAAGCTCAACGTATGGCTGCAATACATAAACCTCAGGACTATTAATTAGCTCTTCAAATATGACATTAAACCTCTCATCAATGTATGCAGTATTCATTTTTATTTTTGTAGTGGTGTTAGATCTAAAAGTTTTCTTCCCACCCTTCCAACCTTTACGCTGCCAGTATTCTCCATTCCAAGTTCCAGCGAGTTGACTGTATTCAGTTTTCTTAGACGTTAATGAGGTAGTTGATTTGCGATTGAAACTATAATAATCCCAAGCTCCCAACTGGTTCAACCAGCATAAGCGTATCGGCTCATAATTATTAAATGGCGAACATTCAATATCAAAACGATAAACGTGAGATATTATATCAGCGGCCGCAACTCCATCACGGTTTTCAACAGTGTAATATGAAACAAGTCCAGCGTCAAGGTCTGTCTTAAATTGAGCACTCGCTTGCTTTAGGTTTCCGGGACCGCAACCCACTGTAACATATTGAGTATCGGTTGAGGTTGTTTCAGGATAAACCGCACCGTTGGAAAAGCCAAGTAGCAAGCCTTGATAATTTAACATAACTCCGTCTTCATCATACCAAGTAAAAAAAGTATATTTAGTTGTTCCAAAAGGAAGAGCATTCAAGAATGATAATGTATGATAGTCATTTACATTAACCTTTTGCGTTGGTTTTATTTTATCTCCCAATACTTCTACTGGCACGTTCGTCAAATAATGTCCTGTCCTAATTTGCGGCCATTTCATATAATATGAATCAGTTTTCAACCAAGAGTATCTAGTGGTTGAAGCTTGAATGTAAGTAGCATCACTCGGAACGTAAGTATTAGTTATTATGAATTGAATACTGTTAACTGAAGTTGATGGTATAATATCAACTGGAGCACCTAAAGTAGTAGCACCTTCAAGTTTGAATTGTATCTTGACGTACCGCATACAATCCTCATTTAACGCGAATTTATCTATGACGTGAATAGGGTGAGGGTCTACATCATATCCAACCGTTTTATATGTACTTGGTGGAAGGTTTCCCAGTGCCACTGAAGTTCCCGGAAAGCCTTCATTTTGAGCATTAACATAGTTTTCAATGACTGACTTAAAGTTGTATATCCCTCTTCCTAGGTTGTTCGGTATTGCTTTGAATGATCCTATTAATTGAGCCGAAGTACCAGTATTAATTGGCTCACTATCTATAAAAACTTCAGCTACAAATTTCACATTAAAGTAACCAGTAGGCACACCACTCACGACCGCATCATTTGAAACGGTGCATAAGAAATCATCCGCAGCCATTTGCCAAGTATAAAAAGGTTGTTGTTCTATTATTGTCGCCATTTAATCAAATTTAATTTTTGTTAGTACATCTTGAATATCCTTGTTTATAGCTACTTTTAAGTCAGTTCCGAAAGTCTTTAATTTAACTCCTAAGGGCTTTTGAAAAAACATTAAGCTTCCTATACCTTTTGTCTTAATTGAACGCCCTATGAGGAACGCTAATGACTTGTGAGATATGTAGCGTCCAGTTGCTTCATTACGACCTTTCAATCCTCTTGCTTTTATCCATTTAATGAGAGGTTCGGGTGGTGGTTGTTTTTTAAACCGATAGGGGCTTGTTAGTGTTTTACCTTGATAGTCAGTGAAGCCCCTTTTTACCTTTACTCCTGAAACTCCTTTATCTACAAATTGGCCGTAATAACTCATCATAAATTGAACATCAACGCCAGTTGCACTTTTAACTACTTTGTATTGAATACTGTCATATAATTCCTTAGTTACATTTTTCTTGTTCTTGCTAAGAATACTCCGCTCTTGCTGAACTACATATTTGCCAAATTTATTAAGAAACTTATCAACGTTATTCATAGCTTATAAGTAATTTTTGGCGGTAATAATTGTATGATCCATTTTCCTATTCTAAATTTAAACATATTATTCTCCTTTTCCTAAGTCTGGTATTACTGGTATATTGCAACTCTGAAAGTCATTTATAACTTCAATTGATACAGTAAAAACCCAGCCAGTTAAAAGGTTGTCAAAGCGTTCGGTGAACGGCTCAAAACTACCAGCCGTAGCTTCATCAAAATAGACGGGATAATTAATGTCATCAACCCCTTGTTCTGATTGAGCTACTGAGTTGGTAAGCATAGCAACTATATCAACGCAAATTTGAAGGTTGGCACTTAATACCTCTTGTTCATTGTTTAAAAACGCTGCTGACTGGAAGTTGGTTTGAGTCCAGCTAGCGTCTTGGCTAACTAAGTCCATTATGAATATCTGAAAGTTATATGTCAAAGAGCTTTGGCCTTTATCCACGTTTATCGGATTAATATGCATCAAAGGAAATAGAGTATTTTTAGACAAATCAATGTCATAAATATCTCCAGTTGAAACCGTTGTTATTTGCATATGAGTGTCACCTATATTCTTCAGAGTATTGATGACGTTATTGTATGTCTTGTTGTTTATCATAATTCAGTTTCTAAATTAGTGGTTGTATTTTGAGTTTCTTGCAAATCACTTTCATAACAAAGCCACGTTAAGCACTCTTTCAAACTAAGCTTCGTGACCGCAGTTAATTTAATTATATCGCCGCCCGTTAACCTATACATCACGCCAAACCAACCCCACTTTTCTTGAAACCCTGACGCAATGTCGAGCGGATTGTTTTCTGTGCTAACTCCATCAAATACAATGGCAAAGTCCTCAACAATTTGTTTCCTAAAGTCCAAAAAAAAACCATTGAATTTTCTACTTCAGTAGCCGTCATCAACTTCATTCTTTCCGCTCTAAGCGTTATATTGCCATCATACGGCTCAATGGTATATTTATCATTTTCAACTTCAATGACGGGGCGATAAAGTATTGCCATAAGCAAATGCAAGTTACCTTCAAGGCCGTCTTTTATTAGAGTTTCAATATCCGCATATTCACCGAGTGTTATATCTTCCAAGTTAGGGTGAAAGCCGTACTGTTTACCATCAAGCTCAATACGTCTTACGAACTCAGCTTTACTTGATTGCTGCATTTTAGCAACCTTATTAAGTATCATTGAAACATCACTTAATGATAGTTCCCGCATAACTTGTTTCGGTATGTTAGCGAGAACGCCCATTGTTTCAATGGCTTCGTCTGATTTGGTTGACGTTTTTACCGCAACCAGTTTAGCCCACTTTTCAAGAGTAACATCTGACCAGCTATTTATCAAGTCATAGGTTAATGATTTGTCGCCCTTATTTATCTTCAGTTTCATAATATGTAATAGAAATTTTGGTTATTTAGTTTATTGGTCTATATTTGCTGAAGTTTTTGTAGTTCAAAACGAGGGGATAGGGGTTGCTTCCGCCCCTTGTTTTTTTTATTGAACATAATACTTTCCGAAGTTTTGGTCAATCTCATAATACATTCTCATAGCCATAGCATCAGCATAATCGGGTGATCTACCAATTATGTCTTTCACTTGATCCTTTGGTATCATTTGAAGTTTATTATCCTTATCAGCGTCCTTTGTTTTTATTTGTTCAAGTTCTTCAATTATAGCTTGCTTATCAGCAACGTCAGGACAAGTGATACCTATTTGACCTTTATTGATTGTTGAAGCCAACTTATAATAGCATTGAGTTTTTAAGTTCTGATAATTTTCTTTTTTAAGTGGGCGGCTATTATTCACGAAACCTTTGCAGCGTAAGTAATCCTTCGCCCCTCCGCCGACACCATCTTCATCAATTATAATGTTATGCAGTGGAACGGAGTAGGCTTGTTGAAGCTCCCTGACTTCGCTTACAACGTCATTTATAGCTGATTTAAGCAACTTTCTTATCTTTTTAATATGTAACCCTTCCCAGACTATTATGATTGTTTTATCGCTACCAAAACGAGCCACGTCACAACTTATGTAATTCTGACCTTTCACGCCTTGCTGCTCAAATAGGTTAATGATAGCGTCGTATTTTATCAAATCGTCTTTGCTTGCATCGTATTCCCAGTTGCCAAATAAGAGCCGTTGCTTACTAAGTTCATCAAGTGTTTCAAGTTGGGTTTTATAGTGCTTTGAAATATATTGGTTATCGTCAACTAGGCTTTGAATAAAGCGTCTGAAAGGCTTTTGTTTCCCTTCCTTGGCGGGGCGGTAGTATTGAGAGTAAACCCAGTTTTTCGCTGGATTACAAGTCATTAGCATTTTAGGGATAAGGCCATACTCATCTAGCTTATATCTTATTCTTGAACTCACTATGTTTTTAGCCTTTTCAGTTATTTGATTGCACTCATCAATGAAAGCCCCAGTTAATTCAAGTGATCCTAAATTGTCAAAGTTCCTATCTGAAGGATATAAAAATAAGTCTTTCATCATAACTTCAGAGCCGTTATAAAAGCGTATTATATTTGACGCTCCATTTAAAGTATAATGCTTATTCGCTATCAAGCCCCATACTTGACAAACTTCAAGGAAGGTGTTTAGCGTGGTTGTTTTGAGTGAGTGTAATTTTGAACGCCCCATCAAGTATCTAGTTTTAGGATATTTCAAGCAACATAAAACTAACCAGCTACATCCAACCCAACTTTTTCCACCACCCGCAGCACCACCAAATAAGACTTCAGTTGTTTTGTCGTCAAATAGATATTCTATTGCTTGCTCTTGCGTATAAGTAAAGCTAGTTTCAATGTTCAACTCCCTTGATGTTTACGTTTATTTTGATAGGCTCGTCACCGCTTTGTAAGTCAAGTTCTGACCGCTCAACGTAACCCCGCTTTTTACCTTTTGTCTTTAGATAAAAAATAGTAGCTGAAGTGTTCCCGTCACCTATTTGCTTATGCAGTTGGCTTTCAGCAAAGTCAAGAGCTATATTTGAAACCTCTTTAACCGCTTGAGCAAATGCTTCATCAGACTTCAACCATTCATAGTATATCGTTCTTCCTATGCCTACATTCTTGCAAGCGGTGGTAACAATACCGAGCGACTTTTCAAGAGCGTCAAGCATACCTTTTTTATTGTGTTCAGTTTTGTTCATTATTCAGGAGTCCAAGATTTACTAAACTCCTTTTCTTTGAACACTTCACTTTTAGGAATGCCAGCCCTAAACAGTAGCCGAACAACCTCTTCCCGTTCCATACCTAAACGCTTCATCATATCCTCTCCGCTTATACCTTGTTCTTTCATATCAGTAATAATCTTACTCATTTCTAAAACGCCGTGAGTTCCTCTTGCTCGGTTGTGTCTTATGGTGGCCATTTGTTGCTGACTTTTATCTTTTGGATAAACCATAACAACTGGAACTTTACCTTTAGTTAATTCAAATATATCTTTATCTCCTGAAACCGTCCAACGATGAAACCCGTCAACGATTGTATGGTCAGGATTAATGACAATTGGCTGCGTCCAACCATCTTCAAGTATTGAGGTTTTCAATAGCTTTAATTCACGGGGTGCTACTTTGTTAGGATTATAATTGTTAGGCGTTAATTTCTTCCTATCAATCCATTCAATTTTGTCAAGTGGTTGTTTCATTTATTTGTTAAATTTACGGTTAATATATTCAGGCTTTCCAAACTTAATTATTGCTTCATCAAACGTATGTATTCCTAATTTTTTTTGCTCTGTAATTGCGTTACCTTCAAGCGTTGGTCCCGTACGTCCTTTGAAATCTCCCTTGATAGCTAACTTACATATAAAAGCCCAAGATGTTCCCGTTAGTGGGTGGTTAGCTTCATCGGGTATCTCATCATTTGTTTTCGCATAGTGCCTTCTTATGATTGTATTAAGATTTGTCTTGACTGTATTAACCGCAACTTGGTCATAACTTTCAAGGATTACTTCAGCCCATTTTTTATAGCTTTCAATTTCTTCAGGCTTCACTTTTTTACCTACTCCATAAAGTTCACTATTTGCATAACGCCACGCAGTTGAAACCCCTTGAACTCTATCTAACATTTTGTGCCACATTTCAGGAAAGCATTCAGAGTACAACCACAAGCCTCGTAACGGCTCTTCTCCGAAAGGTGGACATACCCTTTGCTGAAGAAACTTATTATACATTTTGGTCTTATTCATAACGTCATACGTTTTGTTATAATCCCAGCCAAATTTGACAACCGCTAGCCATACGTCCTCACTTGACCAATCATAAATCGGGTGAGCGTGAGCTATATGACCTTCCCGTGCTATGTAGTTATCATTCTTTTTAACTGACATCGCTTTCATTCTTCTGAAACTTTCCTGAGTTCTTACGCCAGTCATAATACAAGTTGAGCCGTCAGACTTATTCGGTAGCAAGGTGCTAAACTCTTGGAAACTCATTTCCTTTTTGAACTTGGGGTGTTTAGTGATCACGTTTTTTGGTAGTGGCCGCACCCATTTATCTTTCTTAGATTTATCCCAGCAATACCAAAACGGCTCTTCATTTGAACAAGCGTTTCTATGTTTAAATTCTAAGCAATACCAGTTAAATTGAACGCCTTTATTTAATGCTCTTACTCTTTCAGCATATTCAATCGTGGGCGGGTGTATTACCTCTTCATCAAAAAAGTTGACTGAGAGGGGTTTATTTAGCTTCAGAGCTACTTCAAGAGCTAAGTTTAATACGGCCGTACTATCCTTCCCCGCTGAAAAGTTTACCACTATATTATCAAAAGAAGTAAAAAGGTGTTCAATCCTTTTAAGACTTTCATCATAAACATTAGTTTCGTTATATTGTTTTTTTCTAGTAGCCATTTTGTTCAAGATATTTTGCAGCACGTTCATCAACTTTTGCCCCTTCAACTAAGTATTCAAAGTGATCCTTTGCCAGTATGTCAAAACATTTATTAATATCATTTGAAGCTTTGTATTCAAATTGCATCATAGATACTATATTAAATAAGTGTTTAGAGCCGTCTGAATAACACTTCGGGAACGTTAAACCTTCTTGTGCTTTGTACTCAAATACTTCCGCTCTCGTCCAATTATATATAGGGTGAACTTGCAGAGCCTTTCCGTATTTTTTTGTGAAATAATAAGGTTTCGGGATAGTGTTTTCTTCAAGCCTTCTACCAAATAACATCATTGAGATATTATTTTTCTTAGCGAACTTTGGTATGCTATCCCAGTGTCTTATTTTATCACAGTCTGACGGTTTCCATTTTTTAGGCGGCACTTGGTTAAACCAGTTCCTCGCGAATTTCTCTTTTGATATATTGTTTTCGTAAACTATATTTAAGCCCATAGCTTTTGAAATCCCCCTCACCTCTTCATCAAGTGCGGTCGTAATCAATGAACTTTCACAAAAGCCCTTAGTTATACCTAAGACTTTTTGAACTAAGTGAGCGGTTACAATACTATCCTTTCCGCCCGACCATAAAAGCATAGGGTTTCTCATAGTATCACGGTGAGCAACCTTTAGAAGTATATTGGTAGCTTCATCTATTTTATCCTTAAGCATTATTTAGTTCTTATGCTTTCAATTTCTGACGCTGAAACAAGTTCTCCTTTTTCATTTTTAACTAGCGTTCGGTTTATCATAGGGTGGTTAATATCAGTTGCTCCAAAATCACTATCAGGGTGAAAGGCTACTACATCCATACCTTCATCAGTTGTTTCAAATGAGTGCTGACCATTTGGATAATCTTTACCGTCAAGCCCTTTGTTGTATGTTTTTTTATCCCATTCTTTTATCACAAATATCATTCCTTTAACCAGTGGCAATATCCCGAAGGGCGTAATACAACGGCCTTGTCCTTTTGCTACTATTCCGATTCTATGACTCGGGTGGGTGTGCTGGGTTTGGTCAATGTTTTTAGGAAACGATAAGTGATTGAAGCAAGGGTCACCCATTTTAACTGGAGGTATTAATAAACTATCAGTACATCCGTCAATATATTTCAACCGCCCTTCCTTTTCAAGTCCACCGCATACAACCGTCATAGCTTTGTAATTAGTTTCAGGATATATTCCTTTTGTATGCAGCACTTCAATTAACATAATTTTTGAAGTTGAAGGTGTTAATTCAAAAGGTCCTTGCATTGAAAAAGCCTGACCACTCATTAGATTAAAAGGTGGATCAGTTTCATTACGAAAGTTTGTAAACCCTTCATAGCAAAACCCGTAATAACTATGATCCTTTTTTATTTCAGCCCCTTCTCCGTTTATAACATTATAATATCTTATAGGATATTTTGCGTGGCTGCTATCGTCAAAGACTAGGCCAGAATTTTTACTGTCAAAAGAAATAAAAGCGTTATTTTCTTCATACTTGATGTTTTTTGGTATCATTTTTTTTCTTGGTATTTGTTAATTAATATCATTATCGCGTCCTCTAATTTGTCAACGCTATTTTCTTCTTTAATTGCAGCCAGCACCTCAATAAATTTCAGTTTGTTTTCGTGCAGCATAATTAGTTCAAAAGAACTGTAATCATTATCACTTGACTTTGGTGCTGGTTTATCCTCTTCAGCCGCTTGATCTAAATTAAAGAAATTATCGTCAGCATTTTTCCATACGTCCATTCCCCAAGTGCCTAGCTCCACACTATCCCACTCATTAGCCAGTATATCCCATTCCCAGTCACCGAAACTTACGTTGTCTTTTATTATAAATTGTTTCTTTTGCTCATCAGTCCAGCCGAATACCAGTTGGCAAGGTATTTCAGTTAGACCAGCTTCAATACAAGCCTTGTATCTCATATTTCCGCCAAGAATAACGTGGTTATCATCAAGTATTAATGGTCTATAATCCAGCATTTCAGGAAACTCCTTAATACTTGCAACCAGTTTATTGAATTTATTATCCTTTATTATTCTAGGATTGTCATTGTTGGGTGTTATTTTGCTTAATGGTAACTTTGTAATCATAATCTTTAATAGAAAAATTGGTTATTTGTTTTTCGCTAGCTCTTTATCCTCTTCTGTTAATAAGTCAAGTAGTTGGGCGGGCGTATATATCGGGAGGGTATCTCCATACGCTTTATATATCATTGTAAACTCTTCATCTTCACCTTTTTTCCAAGTCCATAAAACTTGAACTGAATTTTTTATTTGATTTCTTAAAGTTTGCTTTAAGTTTTTATATCTCATTTAGGTTGGTTTTCGTTATATATTTTTCCAAGAGCTGACCATACCGTTTGTAAACAACCGGAGCAACTTGTTTTAACATTGAAATGTCCGCTAAAAATAACGTTATATAAAGTAATCATTCTCCTTTTTACTTCTTGGTTTGAAGCTCTACCAGTTTTAAATTGAGGATATAATTCTATTACTTCATTTATAAGTTCTTTTGGGATTACTTGTTTAGCATCTTGCTTTGTATTTCCGAACTCAAAACAAGTCCAGTATTGTTTAGGACAATCCATCATTGAAATTCTCGCTTTTAGTTTCATAAAACATCCGCACATCTTACAGTTCCCCGTTGGTTTGAAGTAGTGATCACAACTCTTGCATATAGCAATACGTTTTTTATACACTTCATCAGGAGCAAAAAAATTACTCATCTTTTATTTTGTCTTTAATTATATATCTTACTTTCTGAAGGGTTGTGAAAATACTGTTTCTACTTATACCAGTTTGTTTAGCTAAACTGTCAAGGGTGGTTTTTTCCGTATAATATAATTCAAATAACCTTTTATCGTACCAGTGTAGAGTATCGAGTATCACGTCAATTTTTTCTAACTTTTCCCAAGTTGAATTATCCTCTTCCAGTTCCTCTTGTGGAAGGTTGTAAATGCTTTTATGAAAATCATTTTGAACTTTGTCATATGAGCTTGAACTGGTGCTTAATGTTTGGCCAACTAGGTTCTTATAATACTTTCGGTATTTATAGTAGAAATTGCTTCGTACGGACGTTAAACTCCTTTTTAATACTACCGCACCATATTTCTTCAAGCCTAGCTCTCCGTCCTTTATATATATGTTCAGCAACGTGTCAGGGTTCATACTTAAAAAATATAGCATTAATTCCTGAACAGCATCGTTTATGGCTTCTTCGTCTTTTGTTAGGCCAAAACATATCTTTTTATACCATTTTGAAAGTTCAGATATTTTCAAATAAACTTCAGTCATCAATTGGTATTTTCATTTCAGTTACTTTTTTGACTACATCTTCAAGCATATTGTCAAGAACTAATTTATATGAGTTTATATTGGCTTGCGTATTTCGTTTTGAAATACCAGCAAAAAAACCGTTAGTCATAACGGTCATATTTATTGGAATAATCATTATCCAGTCACACCAATTTTGTCTGTCAATTGAGTTCCCGTAGTTGTTGTGATACTCAAAAATTAAGTCTGCAACATCAAGATAGTCATTGTATTTTGATTTGGTGGAAACTTCTTTTGCAAAGTCACAAGCCAGTTGAATGTAGGTTGAAATTAATACCTCGTGTTCACGGTTGGCGTATATGATATTTCGCATACGTCAAAAATAGAAAAATAATAATTATAATTTACGTTCCTTTATAAACTTATGAACAAGGTTCTTATAATAACTGATATTGACTTCATAATCTGACCGCATTAGCTTTACGGTGGTGCGGGCTTTTTGTTCCAGTTCATCAGCACAACCTTCCCCGTATTTAGCGTTCAAATTTTTAGCGAATTTGTGCTGCTCACCTTGATTAAACATATTACATCCGATACATTGGACTTCACAGTTTCGCTCATCCCAGCGAGTTGAGTAGTGCCTTCGGCTCTGAAAGTGTCCGCACTGCATACCACTTTTATAGCTGGCATACTTTCCGCAAGTGAAACAAGTTACATTTCCGAAAGCATCTACATTCCTAAGTCTTATGAATAAGCTAAACCATTTATCAAGCTCCTTAACTAATTTACTAATTGACTTCATAGCCTAAGTCTGATTGAAACTTTTTAACTAAAGCCGTTTGTCTAAATTGATATTTTTCGCCCCTAAGTTCAGGACACTCTTCTTGAAGCTTTGCCCTAGCTCTTCTTATTGTAGTTGCTGAAGATAGCTTATTATTGGCGTAAGCGGTTAAAAAATCTTGATGTGGAAGGTTTAAATTGCTCAACTCTTCAGCCCAAAAATTAGAGCAAAGCCTATTATCGCAATCTCTTAGACTAGCATATTTTTCCAGCCAGTATTTAACTTGGTTTTTTATTTTCATAGTTCGTCTTCGTATTTAGTGAAAAATATAGCTTCAATTATTAATATAATCCAAATGATAATAAAGATTGCAAGTATTACTTT